CAGGTGCATTCAATTTGCAAGTTATTCCTATTGTAAATTCTTCATGGTTTATTTTTGGAAATGATTTATACAGAGGACAGAAATGAGGTTATCATGATCAAACCCATGCTTCATTGTGCTGACTGTTTAGAGATCGTGCCGATAATTGGTTCCAAAACAGTTATTGTCACTGATCCTCCATTCAATATTGGTTTCAATTATAATGAGTATCATGATTCTCTGCAAGATGATGAGTATCTATCTCTGATAAAAACCGCTTGTCGTTTACCATCTGTTGTAATTCATTATCCTGAAGATATGTTCAGCATAGCTTGGGCTCTTAGAGAATTACCAGAGAAATGTGTGGCTTGGTGCTACAATTCTAATCTATCCAGACAGTGGCGCATGATTTCTTGGTTTGGAATTAAGCCTGATTTTTCACTTGCCAAACAACCATATAAAAATCCAAAGGATAAGCGTATTAAATTATTAATGACTAATGGAAGTAAGGGAAGATCACTTTATGATTGGTGGAATATTCAGCAAGTAAAAAATGTATCTAAAGAAAAAACCCAACATCCTTGCCAAATGCCACTTGAAGTTATGCTAAATATAATTAGGATCACACCAGATGTTACTATAGTAGATCCTTTTATGGGGAGCGGCACAACGGGTGTTGCATGTGTACAATTAGGTCGAAAGTTTATTGGAATTGAAAAGGATAAGAAATATTTTGAAATAGCAAAATCAAGAATAGAAGGAGAAATATAAATGGCTAAGAAGAAAGTTGCAAAAAAGAAAGTTACTAGAAAGAAAACAAAAACCAAACTTCCCAAGAGTGGGGATGTAGTTAAGCTAGGAGGATTTGATTGTCAATATGTAATCTTAGATGATCTAACTAAAAATCAGCGTACTCTATTGCAAAAAGAATCCGCACAGATGCCAGCTATTGTTGATGCGGCACTCATGCTTGGCACATCAGGAGGAATTCCTGACCCAACTGATTTTGAGGATTATGCGGAAACATACCAAGAAGTGGTTTGGGTTTATGCGAGTACTTATTCGATTGCTAATGCACTTGCTAAGACACCCATTAAACTGTGGAAAGAATCCAAAGATAAGTTTGATAAATTATCCCGCACAGAGATATTAAGCCATCCTGTTCTGGATTTATTGTGGAGGCCCAACCAGCAAGATACTTGGGAAAGCTTGATAGAAAAAACTGTGGTAGCCTTGGAGCTAGGTGGAGATTCTTACACAGAAATTGTCACCAGCAAAAAACCAGTTCTTCCCATAGAGCTATATTATATGCGTCCAGACCGCATAGAAATCGTACCAGCCAAAAGTGGTAAGGGTATAGATAGATATATCTTTAAAGCGGATGAACATACAAGCAATGGTATCCCATTTGAGGCTGATCATGTAATTCATTGTCAATATCATAATCCTTTAGATGATTGGTACGGACAGGGAAGTGCAACAGCTGCATCAAGAGCTATTGTATTAGAAGAGTACCAGGAAAGATTCTGTCAGCGCTTCTTTGAGAATAATGCATGTCCGTCAGGGGTACTTATGACTGAGCATAATATCACTAAAGAAAATGCAGATATTATCCTGAAAGAATGGCGTGCAAAATATGGTGGTGTGGATAAAGCCCATAAAGTTGCTATTTTGCCTCTTGGGCTCAAGTATGAAAAAATAGGAAGTAGCCTACAAGAAATTGGTATAGCAGAACTTGGTGAATCTACCCGTGATAAAATTATGACAGCATTTGGTGTGAACGATGCTGTATTAGGAATCACAAAGAGATTGCCTAGAGATGTTTATAGAACTCAGATTCGACATTTTTATGAACATACTTTGGTTCCCAAAGCTCTAAAGATCGCTAATTCTATGACTAATTCTCTCATGCCTTTTTATAAGGATGGAGAAGATCTTTATCTAGAATTCGATTTTAAAGATGTATTAGCTGAACCTTATGATGTAAGATTAGGTAGATGGGAAAGACGATTTGCAATCGGTGCTGCAACCCCCGAAGAAATTGTAGCAGATTTAGGTGGTGATATTATTAAAGACACAAAGCTTGCTTCGATGCGATTTGTTGATAGAAAATATGTACCACTTCACTTAGTTGAAGAAGCATCATCGAAAGAACCAGCTCCTAATAATGATGTAGATGACACAAAAATCACAGAAAAGCTAAAAAAGCTTATACAGACTGAAATAGATCAACGAGATGAGGAGAATCTAGAATGATACTGGAATTTTTAAAACGATTATTGGTTGAGGAATCACCATCAAAAGAGCCAGCTCCTAATAATGATGTAGCAGATTCTTACCACGCTAATATGACTCTTGTTGGTGTGATAGAAATTATGAAAAAACAATATCAATTTGCAACATGTCAAAGTGAATTATTGAAGACATTGTTTAATGAAATTAATAGTCTTGATGAAATAGCAGTAATCTTTCATAAGTGGGCGGAACGACCAGAATCCATTAATGATATGGATAAAACCAGAGTTCTGCAAACTTGGGATCAATTAGCAGCTGCACACCGAGATTCACTAAGTACTTATAATGAACTCGTTAAAACTAAGGATAGATTAGAGGAAACTACTGAATCATTCTTAGAGATGTACAATCAATTATTAAAGGAGAATACAAATGAAAATTGAAGAAATAACACAAGAGAATATAGCAAATCTTCCCAATAAAGAACTACACGATATTCGTTTAAGACTAGGGCAACTATTTAGTTCTATTATGAATAAAGAGAGTCTTATTCGACGAAAACAGAAGTTACTAACAAACTATTTCTATCTTGTAAAGGAAATGGAAAAACGAGGAATGTCTTTCAATTGGACATCCAAAATTGATAAAGCTATTTTCAAAGCTGGTATGTACGGTATTGATTCAATGCAATTTAAAGAAATTGTACTGAAAAATAATGCAGTAAGTATTGCTGGTAAGTATGCTGAAGATCCTAAGCATTGTAACGAGCCTGTTAAGTTTGTTACTGGTGGAGTTTATTTAACAGATGAAGAGAAAAAAGATATCACTTCTTCTTTGAAATCCGAATCTGAAATAGAATTCATTGATGAAGAAACTGTTACTAAGACTGGTAACTATATACCACTATTTGATTTAGTACTGAAACCTAAAGATGTCTTAGAGCGAATAGAATATAAAGAAGATCCTGTTGAAATTAGTAAGAACTTCTTCTCAGTTCCTCAACTAAGTAAAGAGTCAAAACACAAAGCATTCTCGGTTATTAGAAAAGAGGAAGAGCGTGGATTAGTTGGTGGTATTGTCTATCGCAGCGTGGAACCGAATGCTAAGGAAAAAGAGGTTGATGAAGTGGTTGATTCCGATAACGAATATACCACAAGAGAAGAACTGGAGAAAGCTGCATATGGATGGATGATTCGACATCAGCAGATATTCCACCAGCACAACGCGTACAAAGGTCGAATGCCTGTCCATGTCGTAGAAAACTTTATCACAGATGAAGATACAGTTAAAGATGGTGAAGAAATACCGGCTAATTCCTGGTTCCTTATGTGCCAAGTAGATTTGACTTGCAAGGAAGGAAAAGAACTATGGAAGAAAATTAAAGATGGGGATATCCAAGGATGGTCGCTGGGTGGATATGGGTACGCTGAGGAAGAGGAAGAAGAGGAAGAATGAATAACACCAAAAGGAGCTAATGATGGCAAAGCAAAAGAAGAAGAAGATGCCAAAAACAGTTTGGGCAAATGGTGTGAACTTGCGTGGTTTGTGGTCAGATAAACCTATTAAGATGTTTCGTCATGATTCAGAATGGGGAGAAGAACCACTTTATTATGACAAACTTGGCGATATTGAGATAAGTAGTAGTTTAGGTTTAGACATAGATCAAAGTGTAATTACTTTTGCTTCTGTGAATAAAAAAGAAGTTCAACATTGGACAGATGGTGCTTTAGCAGTGGTACAGATGCTTCAAGAAGTATGGATGGTATAATGTGGGGGTGAGATAGAATCGACGCGGCCCAAGGCTTCCAGGAGCCCGGCTAGCGGACCTGGGGGGCAGTTCCCCAGCACCTCCACCATTTTTAGCGGGAGCGTAACTCAATGGTTAGAGTGCTAGACTGTCGATCTAGTGGTTGTGGGTTCGAGTCCCATCGCTCCCGCCATTTTGAAAAGTAAATATCCCCCCGGTAGCTCAATGGTAGAGCAGTCGGCTGTTAACCGATTGGTTGCAGGTTCAAGTCCTGCTTGGGGGGCCATTTTTAGGAAAGAGCCAAATGAAAGCTAATAAATCCATCAAGTGTTCCAAATGTAATCGTAAAATAAAAGTAAGTTCAGAATGTGATGCTGCTACATGCTATCATTGTCTGCAAAATGTAACCATTAAAACTAATCAAGAGAAAGAGTATGCAACAAGTGAAATTAAAGCTTGTGCTTTTTCTTTGCCCAATAAGAGATGCAGAATAAGAGATAGTCATGAATGCATAGCTGCACAAGGAAAGAAGTGTGGATATATGGAATTAAGTGTTGTACGAGACATTGGAAGAAAATGTAAACAATGCAAAGAACCAATTGGCCCAAGAAAACAGTACTGTGATAAGTGCTTAGATAAACGGAGAAGAGAAAAATACAGAGAACAACAAAAGGAGAAAGCAACAAAATGAAAACCAGATATGATAGTCTATTGATTTATGCATTACAGAAAGCCCAGGACAGCCTTGATCCTAGCACACAGAATGCAGCTTTGCTTGTATGCCCATCCTCCAATGCTATTTTAATCGAGGAAGTAAATAGATTCCCAGACCATATTCTAGAGAATCCAGAGCGCTGGGAAAGACCAACCAAATATGATTATGTAGAGCATGCTGAGCGTAATGCTATTTATGCTGCTGCAAGAGAAGGAATTAAAACTGATGGATTAATTATGGTATGTCCGTGGGCGGCTTGCACAGCGTGCAGTCGTGCGCTCATTCAAGCTGGTATCTCTAAACTAGTAAGACTTCCCCAAAATGATGCAATTCTTAATCCAAGATGGGAAGATGATGGTAAGATTGCTGATAAAATGCTGAAGGAAGCTGGCATAGAAATTGAGGATTTAGATATTCACGCTGGCGTGGTTCTCAGAATGGGTGGGAAAGAAATTGAGTTCTAAAAAGGAGTTGAAATAATGCCCACACTAAAAGAAAGAAGCCTGGAAAATACAAAGGAAGCTTCCAAGTTTGCTAATCTGTACATCGACAAGATTAAATTGTCTTATATTCCCAAGAAATCTAGAAATAATATGCTTAATGATGTCAGTGGGTATATTACAGTGGACATACTTTGTGAGGATATAGTACTAGATAAAATAGATATAATGAACAGAATTGATGAAATGCTTGGACAGGATGTTCTTAGATATATGGAATACAAATCTGATAATAATCTAAATGATGTAAGACATAAATTATTGAAAGGAGATGAAAATGACAGTGGGTGAACTAATTCTAGAATTGGAAAGATATGATAAATCTATGGTAGTATTATGTTCAGGGTATGAAGGTGGTTATAACGATATTTCTAAGGCAGAAGAAGTAGATTTTATTCCTAATTATTATGAAACAAATCAAGAAAGACAAATTTATGGGGATCATGAATCAGTGTGTGATGGGGGAATGAGAGAAGAATACAAAGACGAAATTCAAAAAGGAGTATTTGTAGGATGAAAACTTACACCCATGATGAAGTTTATGCAGCAACACTAGAATATTTTAATGGAGATGAATTAGCTGCTGATGTGTTCATTTCTAAATATGCTCTACGAAGTAAAGATGGAAATCTATTAGAAAAAACACCAAAAGATATGCATTGGCGGATTGCAAAAGAGCTGGCTAGAATAGAACAAGATAAGTTCAAGAAACCCATATCTGCTCAGGAAATCTTTGACTACCTAGACCACTTTAAATATATTATTCCAGCTGGCAGTGCTATGTTTGGTATAGGGAATAATAATCAGTTTATTAGTCTCGCAAACTGTTTCGTACTTCCATCTCCTAAAGATAGCTACTCAAGTATCCTAGAAGCAGATGAACATCTTGTGCAGGTATCTAAACGTCGTGGTGGATGTGGTATTAATCTATCTAATCTTAGGCCATCGGGCTCAGCTGTCCAGAACGCTGCTCGTACATCCAGCGGTGTAGTATCTTTTGCCAAGAGATATTCCCATTCCATTAGAGAAGTAGCACAAGAAGGTCGTCGCGGTGCATTAATGCTTGTGCTCAATGTGCATCATCCAGAAGTGGTGGCATTTACAAAATCCAAACAAGATGTGAAAGAATTAACAGGAGTCAATATATCTATCTTCTTAACTGATGAATTCATGGAAGCAGTACAAAAAAATACAACCTATGAACAGCGTTGGCCTATAGATGCTAAGAAGCCCAAAATAAGCCAACAAGTAAAAGCAAAAGATGTATGGAAAGAAATAGTAGCTTGTGCAAGAAACACAGCTGAACCAGGACTATTATTCAAAGATACTATTATACGAGAAGGACCAGCAGATTGTTATGAGAAGCACAAAACCATTGCTACAAATCCATGCCAACCAGCTGATGCTAAAATTTTAACTAAAGAAGGAATTTCTACTATAGGTGAGATTAGAATTGGTAACGAAATATGGTCTAAGAGCGGATGGACAAAAGTTGTCAATAAAATTTGTTCAGGAGTGAAAGATGTGTATTATTATAGAACAAATGGTGGATTATTTTTAGGTACTGGGAATCACAAAATATTATCGGGTGGGAAAAAAATAAAAGTAGATGAGTCTGACTCTATTGATATTTTAACTGGCCCAACACCAGACAGAAACTTAATCCCAATTGCTATAATGGATGGAATCGTAATGGGAGATGGATCAGTTCACAAAGCATCAAATAATTTAGTATATCTAAATATTGGCAAGAACGATTTTGATTATTTTACAGATAAACACATTAGTAATTTGATAATAAAACACCGACCAGGATTATGTGCCTATGCTTATATAGTAAAAACGACCATAAAAGCAGCAGAGATTCCAAAAACATACAATCGTGTAATTCCAGATAGATATTTAAAAGGGAACTCAGATTGGGTTTGTAGCTTTCTTCGTGGTTTATTCTCAGCAAATGGAAGTATTTGTGGTAAACGCGTATCATTAAAAGCATCTTCTTTTTCAATAATAGAAGATGTACAACAAATGCTCTCATCCATTGGAATTCGTTCTTATTATACTACCAATAAAGCACACAATGTAACTTTTGGAAACGGTAAAACTTACGAATGCAAAGAGTCATACGATTTGCAAATCTCTACTGATAGAGATAAATTTTATAAACTAATAGGATTTATTCAACAATACAAAATGGATAAATTAGATAGAATTATAAAAAATCTATCTACAGGTAAAGCTACAAAAATTACTTATCCAATCCACACCAAAGAGTTTGTAGGAAATATGCGAGTTTATGACATTACTGTTAATAATAAAACTCATACCTATTGGTCGCAAGGATGCAATGTTTCAAATTGCAGTGAGCTCCCGCTAGCAGCTTATAATAGCTGCATTCTCATGTCTATAAATCTATTTAGTTATGTAGACAATCCATTCACTAAAGAAGCAAAATATAATATAGTAAAACTTCATGAACATGCCAAAATTGCTCAGAGATTGATTGATGATATTATTGATTTAGAGTTAGAAAAAATAGATAGAATCCTAGCCAAAATTGTGTCTGATAATGAACCTGATGAACTAAAAGCAAGAGAGAAAAACTTATGGACAAAGATTTATTATTCACTAAGTACAGGAAGAAGAACAGGAGTAGGTATTACTGGATTGGCTGATGCTATGGCAGGGATGGGTATAAAATATGGGGGGAAGGGAAGCATTGATTTTGTTTATAATGTATATAATCAGCTCAAGGAAGGATGTTATCATTCTAGTCAAACAATGGCAAAAGAACTAGGAGCTTTTTGTGCTTACGATGCTAAAAAAGAAAAGGATAATGCTTTCCTAGATAGAAATAAATTGTTTGGCCCACGTAGAAATATAGCATGTTTAACCACAGCTCCCACAGGAAGCCTTAGTATTATGACACAAACTTCAAGTGGGATCGAGCCCCAATTTCAATTATCTTATAAACGCAGACGAAAGATAAACCCAAGCGATAAAGAAACCAAAGTGGACTTTGTGGATCAAAGTGGAGATAAATGGCAAGAGTATGAAGTTACCACACCAAAGCTAAAGATGTGGATGGATATAACTAAAAATACAGATATTACCAAGTCTCCTTGGCATGGTTGCTGTGCTGAGGATTTAAATTGGAAAGATAGAATTATGATTCAAGCAGCAGCTCAAACTCATATTGATTCCGCAATTTCCTCATGTTTAGCTGATAAACATTCTTTGATTCTTACTTCAAATGGAATGATGGATATAGGAGAAATTTGCGGAGGAATAAAAAATAAATCATTTAAAAAATTAGAAGATAAATTCTCAAATCTGTATACTGTTGGAAAAGAAAATTCACTCTGTTCGATAGATGAAGGATATAATAATGGAATTGAAAATACCCTTAAAATAACAACAAAGAAAGGGTATGAATTACAGTGTACTCCAAACCATAAAATTATAACATTAGATAATGAATACAAGCTAAAGTGGAAAAAAGCAATAGATATTACTAAAGACGATATTTTAGTAGTAAGAAAGAAATTAAATCTTTGGAATAAAAATCCATTTCAGCCTTTGCACTACTTAAATATGTCTGGCAGATTTAAATACAAAAGAATTGGAAATTCTAAAAGACCTCGAAAATTGGAGAGAATGTCTAAAGAGTTAGCTAGATTGATTGGTTATTTACAGTCAGATGGGCATGTTGGAAAAAATGGAATTGGTCTAACGCAACAAATTAACAACGTTTGCAACGATTTTAGCTATCTTGTTGATTATTTATTTGGTTTGAAAGTCGTGCAAAGAAAAGATGAAAGAGCTAAGGATTTAGTAACAATCAATGCAAATTCTAGAGAAATTCGTAACTTCTTTCATTGGTTAGGTTTAGGTTATCATGATGAAAATATGACTGTTCCTCTTGTAATTAGACGATCTGGGAGAGAGTGTGTAAAAAATTATATAAGAGGAATTACTTTGGACGGCCATGTAGCAGCAAATGGAATAGGTGTCATTTCCTCAATATCTTATAAATTTGTAAGACAGATTCAACAGCTGTTGCTAAATTTTGGAATAGAATGTTCATTATTAAAATCTAATGAAGAGGGAACTAGAAAGTTACCAAATAATAGATATTATAAATGTAAAGAATCTTGGGTATTGTTTATAAGTAATAACGATGATATAGAAAGATTTTCACAAGAAATAGGTTTTGCAGAAGATCGAAAGAATAAAGAAGTAATAGAAAAATATAAAAGACCAGCACGGAAAAGATTACGAAATAAAGTCCCTGATTTTGGATTAAGAGAAAGATTTAGAAAAGAAATACTACCAAAAATAAAATCTAATAGACTTTACAATTTTTATAGTTCTGCAACATCTTCGTGGTGTCGCGGAGAAGATTTAGAAAGGGAAACTTTGTTGGAAATGATGGATGTGGGGTTTGATTTTCCAAAGATATTAATCAATGAAACTTATTCTTTTCTAAAAGTCAAGAACATTTGTAATGGAGGATTACAACAAACATATGATTTATCTGTTCCAGATGGAAATTGCTATTTAGCAAATGGATTTATGACTCATAACACCATAAATTTAAAAGAGGATGTATCTGTAGATGAAGTATCCAAAATATATATGACTGCTTGGAAAGCTGGTTTAAAGGGAGTAACAATTTACCGTAAGAATTCACGTACAGGTGTATTAGTAGATAAAGATACAGAAACTATCTCCAAAACAATTGCACCTAAGCGTCCTAAAGAATTACCATGTAATGTACGCCATGTAACTGTGTTTGGTGAGGAATATTTAGTATTTATTGGACTATTAAATGGTGAGCCATATGAAACTTTTGCTATTAAAAATTCTAACATACCTAGAACTGTGGAAACAGGCAGCTTAATCAAAGTTAAGCGTGGAGAATATAATGCTGTGTTAGAGCATGAACACACAATAGAAGATATTATGGAAAAGAGCAAACCAGAAGAGGAAGCAATTACAAGATTAGTTTCTACTGCTTTGAGGCATGGAAGCGATGTTGGATTTATCGTTCACCAATTAGAAAAGTCACGCGATAAATTAGAGAGTTTTAGCAAGGCAATTGCACGAGCCCTAAAGCGAGAAGTTAAGGAAGGAACACAAATACATGGCAATGAATGTCCAAGCTGTGGATCAAGACTAATCCGAAGTGGTGGTTGTCCGACTTGTACCAACTGTGGATGGAGCTCGTGCTCATGACAAAACAAATGGAACCAGACAAATTCAAAGATGAACTTAGATTACTTTTCAAAGAGATAGTAGCAGAAAATACTAGAATTTTAGAGTGCGATATATTAGAAGTAGGGGAAGCAATTAAGGAAGAAGATGGTTCTTGGGAGTTAGGAAAAGTAATTAAAACCGGAGAGAAGAAGATGGTAATTGTGTGGCAATCGTAAGCCCTTATATAATAAGGACTTATGAATTATGCCTAAAATAACCGATACTCTGGTCAGCCCTACAATAAAGTCTCGCCACAGACGATGCCAGGGGCCTTCCTGGACAAATTAGAAGGCTAAAATAGCAAGCATGAGACAATAACAAGAAAGGAGCTAGAAATGTCATTTTTATTGCCGGAAGAACCAGTAGAGGAAGAGGAAGAGATAGAGGAAGAAAGCGAAAATAAACGCAAACTAAGAGAAATTGCTACTACATTATTTAACTTGGATAAAGAAAAGCTAGGTGTGGATATAGATTTTGAGACTGTATTTATCTCAGTGAGCCACCCAGATAACGAACATGAAGATCAAAAGATGGAAGAAAAGTAGAACTAATTGAAAGGAGCTAGTAATGTCTGATAATGAGGCCATTTTATCATTGGAGGTACAGAGATGTGTGGTTCGTCTTCAAGAAGGAAGGGTTAATATTGCTAGAACAATGGTTGATTGGTATTTAAAAGAAGTTGACAAATGGGAGGTTATGCTTGAGGTGGCTAAGGTTGATGTGAAGAAGGCAGAAGCTAAGGTTGAAGAAATGAAAGAAGGAAATAAGAAAGGAAAGGAGATGAAGATGTCATACATATGTGACAATTGTGGAAAAAAGTTCAGTGAGCAGCGTGGTATGTTGATTGGACAAGATAAGAATGGTCCTATGAATATTCCAGGTATTTTTAGTGCAAGTGCAGACTTTGATTCTGAAGTGGAAGTAACTTGGAAAGTAATGAAAAATAGTCATTCACCTTACTCAATGCCAGAGTATAGAAAAGAGAACAGTATTCCTTATGAAAAACATCTGTGTTCAAAGTGTGTTACTTTATTTTTGATGAAAGATAAAGATCAGCTAATAGATATAGCTGAACAAGCTAAAAAGGAGCAGTGAAAATGCCCTACATCAAAAAAGAGGACAGAATCAAGTACGAGCATGCTGTATCCGTAATCGCTGCAATATTGTCTAGGCTAGATAATTACAAATTAGGTGGTGAATTGAACTTTGTAATCTTTTCTATCGTGAAAAAGTATTTTGATTTAACCGAAATGAAATATATGAAATTGAACGCTATTATGGGTGCGCTGGAATGCACTAAGCAAGAGATTTATCGACGACTAGCATCTGAACTTGAGGATCGGAAAATTGAAGAAAATGGAGACATAGAATGATTCATGATCTAGGGAAACCATGTGAAGCGGATTGGGCAGAATATATAAAAGGTAAACTAGATGGAGCTATTGCATATTTAGCTGGTCCAATAGATAATACTCCATGTGATGGTATTCCTATTCGTAAGTATATAAAATCTCTAGCTAAAGAAAAAGGACTCAAGCTTAAATTTCTTGATCCCACAGATAAGTTTCATGGGTTCACACAAGACGCAGGAAAAGACAAAGAAAACAGTGAATCACTGAGAAAACAAAGCAAGTGGGCTGAATTAAGAAAGTTAAGACGAAAAATTGTCCGAGTTGATCTTCGATGTGTTGACATTAGTGATTTGTTAATCCTGTACATAGATGCATCTGTGCACATGTGTGGATCCTATGCAGAATTCTTTACAGCAGTGCAACAAAAAAAGCCAATCATGGCTATAATCAAAGGTGGAAAAGTGAATTGTCCAAATTGGTTATTTGGTGTACTAGATCATCACTTCATGTTTGATTCGGTGGAAAGCTGTATAGATTATTTGGTTAAGCTAAA